ATGAGAAAATCTACCTTGAAGCTCGCTGTTGCGGCTTTCTGCTGTTTCCTTGGCTTGTCCACGCTGGTTTCGTGCAATAAAAACGATAAGGAAGAGAGCGATGAGAATCGGCGTGTATTATACAGCGAACTTGACCTGCCGGATGACGGCGCCAACAGTTCAAAGTTTGGGATAACAGATGAAGATATTGCGAGTCGTGCAGAAGATCTTGGCGTTGAGGACGCAGCACTCAAAGCTGTCTGGAAGGTAGATACTGGTGGCAAAGGAGGTTTTTTGCCGAGCGGAAAACCTGTGATTCTTTTCCAGGGCCACATTTTTTGGCAGCAGCTTAGGAGCCGTGGCTTGAACCCTCAGGATTATGTTAAAGGCAACGAAGATATTCTTTACCAAAAACTGGATAAGACCAAGTTCGTTGGCGGAGAGGGTGAATGGGAACATCTGAACAGAGCCATTAAGATAAATGAAGATGCCGCTCTCGGTTCCACAAGCTGGGGAATGTTCCAGATAATGGGGTTCAATTATGGCAAGTGCGGGTGCAAAACAGTTCAAGAGTTCGTTTCCAAGATGGAGGAGAGCGAAGTGTCTCAGTTTGATTTATTCATCAACTTCCTGAAATCAAATTCAAATATGATTGATGCTCTCAAGAAGAAAGACTGGAAGACGTTTGCCAAGCTTTACTTCGGCCCTACATATGCCCAGGACCGCTATGATGACAAATTATCCAAGGCATATAATGCCGCCAAGAACAGTTAATTTATCATTGAAAAAAGGAGAAGCCGACTAAAAAGCGATTTTTAGCCGTTTATCTCTGGTGAAAATGCACCAGAGAAAGGATGTTTAATCCTCTGTGTTACAGTCTGTTGCGTGACAGTACCGCCGATGCTCGAGTGGCAGGAGCGCCGGCTACAACGCAGCCGGCTGCAGTGGACTCGATGCAAAGGTCCTGGTTGTTGCCGGTTGTTGCCTGAGAGCCTGGTATCTTTCTGTCATCATCAGGGTGCTCTTTTATTGAACTTTTTCGGGACGATACAAGCCGTGTGATACATAAGTCTTAGAGTGTCAACTACGTTTTTGATAAGTGGTTGTAAATAAGAATATTGCGCTCCACGCCAAAACCATCAAAGTCGCAAAAGTTGCCTAAAGGACATCAAAAGACAACAAATCCCGACAGACCTTCCTTGAAAAGCCCTCGAAATAAGGAAGGTCCCCAAGAAAAACCTCGGACCTTCCTTGAAAATGCCTGAAATCCTGGAAGGTCTGCCGTAGAACGGGGGGGGTAGCCGGGAATGATCCTCCCCATAAAATCCGACCATTCCCAGCAGAGCCAGTGAATGCCGGTAAACACAGGGTTTTGGACTTGGGCCTGAAAAACAGGGATATACGAATAATCAGTGCCCAGAGATGCTTAATCGGGCTGTCTGAGGAAGCCCTGTTACAAAATAAACCAACCGATGAACGGTTGGTCTATTATCTAGTAGCGGGGGCAGGACTCTTTCCAGGCCGTTTCTGAGATGCGCACCCCTGCCTGAAAGGGCTCCAGGGCCTTTTTTACTTTTCTCCTGTAGGGCATTTGGCGACTATTTGGCGACGGTCACGGCAAATAAAAAGCGGCCGGATCAGCGCTCCAGAACGCTCAGGGCTGCGGCCAGCTGGTCGCCTACCTTCTCGATGGCCTTCACGGTGAGCGCCGCCTGGTAATCCAGGGCGGCCGCCTGGGCGAGCCTGGCCACCACCTCCGGATGCTGGGCGGACCATCCCTTCCCGCGGGTCTTATCCATCGACGCGGCTATCCGGTCGTAGTACTCCACGGCCGTATCGGCCGCCTGCCCCATCAGTTCATACGACGAGGCTGTCACGAGCTTCTCTTCCATGTGCTTATTTATTGAGTATTTCGATGTTATTCTCCCCGAAGATCACCTTCATCACCTGATCCTTCTTCTCCTTGGTCAGGCGCATCTGAAGCAGCACCTCCGTGCCGGCCTTCTCGTCCTTCTCCGGGCACAGGTAAACATCCGGCCAGGTTATGATATCAATCTCCCGCATCCCGATATTCTGGGCGAAAGTGGAGAGCTGCCGGAGACTCATCGTCACCCCCGACTGCGACAGGATCCTGCTGAACTGCGAGGGATCGACGTCCATGTAGTCGGCCGCGACCGACTGCTTGATATCCTTCTTCTTCAGGATATCCTTGATGTTCCTGATGATTTGAGCGTAAAAATCCATAGTAAAATATAGTGCAAAGTTACTCATTGGCTACCAATCACTTATTAAATCCTTTTCAAGAAAATTGCAAAATTTTCAACGATAAATTGCAAATCTTTCAATTTTATTGCTATTTTTGCAACACTTAAATAATTTTAAGCAACACGCAAAAGTAAGGATTTACCAGGAAGCACCCAATAGTATCTTTTAACTATGGCAAACACCGACACCCAAAAATTTGCATTCCTCCGCGGCTGGAACAAGGTCCCGGTTGGGATGACCAACATCATCCGCGACGAAGTCTGCGCCGCGCTGGGAGGAGTCTCCCTCGTCACCTTCTACTCCCGCCTGAAGGGCATCCCGGAGCCGAAGATCTCCGAGTACCAGGCCATCGAGGAGGTATTCGCCCGCCACGGCATCACAGACATCTGGGGAGAATAGCGGAATGGCAGACCAGGAACTCACACCGCGGGAGCGTCAGATAGCTGAGCTCCTCGCCTGGGGCGCCTCGGCCAAGGAGGTGCCGGCCCTTCTCGTCCGCAAATACGGCGGAGCGGAGATATCGGCCAACACCGTCCGCAACATCGTAGCAAACATCTTTACCAAATTAAATATAAGCAAGGTGAGCGAGCTGTCCGCCTGGTGGTTCTGTACCGTCGAAGGGGTGGACAGCTCCCACTCGCCCTTCAAGCGCGTGCTCCGGCAGCGCTTCTACTCCATCATCTGCCTGGCCGTCCTCCTTCCCCAGATCGCCAGCATCGACCAGGCTATCCGCACATCGAGAACCAGGGCGCCGAGGCCCGTCCGCACCGAGCGGGTGGAACGCGGCCGCCGCAGAGAATAGAACGCCATGAAGATAGAACTCAACGACAGATACGCCGGAGTGATCCTCCGCTCGCTGAAGGACCGCGAGGAAGCCCTCACGGACGACCTCACTCACTACAAGGGCTGCGACATCGGCGACGCCATCGCCCAGGAGCTCTCGGAGATCCGCGCGACCATTGATCACATCGAGTCCAGGATGCTGGCACAATAAAACGGAAGACCATGTACCCGGACGACAGAAGAAGATACCTCTCGCACCTCAAGGAGTGCGTGGCCATAGCCCGAAAATACGGCTACACGGCGCAGGAAGTCGCAAACGACGTCATCCTGCTCTCCCGTCCCCGGCACATTCCGGGGGGGGTAAAATCATCACCAGGAAGAATTTTTGAGGCATGACACACAGATATTGGACAAAGAGCGAAGAGGAACTCCTCTGCAAATTATGGCGCGGCGACGGACTATTCGCCCACGAGATTGCCGTCATCTTCCAGCGGCCAGTTAAGCAGGTCTATAACAAAGCAAAGGCCATGGCGTTGCGCCGCCCGGCGTCGCTTCGCTCCAAGGCTGGCAAGATAGGGAGCCGGTACGAAGCCGCCAGGGCCCACCAGTTCACCAGCGGTCACACCCCGGCAAACAAAGGGAAGAAGATGTCTCCGGAGCTGTACGCCAAGTGCGCCCCCACGATGTTCAAGAAGGGCAATATCCCCGGGAACCACCGCGAGGTTGGCAGTGAGCGTGTGAACAAGGACGGCTACGTGGAAATCAAGGTGGCCGAACCCAACAAGTGGAAAGCAAAGCACCGCGTGATCTGGGAAGCCGCCAACGGCCCCGTAAAGAAGGGCTACAACGTCCAGTTCAAGGACGGGAATCCCAAGAACATCACGCTGGAAAACCTCTATCTCATTTCCCGGGCGCAGCAGCTGAAGGAGCAGAACTCCCTCATGGCCCGTTACCCCAAGGAGATCCGGGAAGTCATTCACCTTCGCGGCGCCGTCAAGCGGCAGATGACCCTTTACAACAAACGCAAAGAAAATAAAGATGAGCAATAATAGATTATCACTGGACGCCCTCAAGTCCCACCTCTTTGAGACGCTGGAGGGAGTGAAGAACCTCTCGGACCCCGAGGCCTCCGAAAACGAGAAGGTCTCCATAGACCAGGCCAAATCCATCGTGGATATCTCCGGGAAAATCATTGACATCTACAAGGTTCAGGTGGACGCCCTGAAGACCTTCTCCGGCATGGACAACGTCGCATCCATGCACTCCATGGCAACGGCTCTGGGCGTGGCCGATGATACCACAATCAAGCAGCTGGAAGCATGACAACCCTAAAACATCCATATCCGGGAACTCCGGAGCAGCGGGAGAGATTAAGACGCCAGTTTCAATCCCTCCTGGAGATGAGCCTATCCGACTGCATAGACACACTCACTTCTTTTGCCGCCGGACGTGTCGTGGTGGATATAATACACATAGATAGCATCCTTCATTCCCGTTTTGGCGACTACGAGGACAGGGGGCTTTCCATGAACGATATACTCAAAGAGCAGTACGGTGAAACTGCCGTTCAACTACTAAACGAGCTAATATGATTTACGGATATTTAAGAGTATCGTCCGACGAGCAGGACGTAAACTCCCAGAAGCAAGGTGTGGAGCAGTTTGCACTTGCCCATAGCTGGGATATCGACAAATACATCACAGACGAAGGCGTCTCCGGAGGAAAGGATCCTGACAAACGGAACCTGGGCCCGCTGCTGAAACAGCTGCAGAAGGGTGATATCGTCATCTGTTCGGAGATTTCCCGCCTGGGGCGCGACCTGTATATGGTGATGGACATCCTTCACTTCTGCATGACTCAGGGCTGCATTATTTACACAGTGAAGGATAATTTCACCCTCGGGGATGACATCCAGTCAAAGGTACTCGCCTTTGCTTTCGGCCTTGCTGCAGAGATCGAGCGGCAGATGATCCGGCAGCGCACAAAGGAGGGGCTGCGCCTCCGGATGAAGATGGGCTCCCTTGTTGGCCGCCCGTATAAAGACAAAGAGGACAATTCCACCTCCAGCTCACTGTCCGACCGCCTGGAGGAAAGCAAGGATGCCATCTGTGAACAATTCCGCTGGGGGGTCCCGCATCGGCGTTTGGCCGCGAATTTCAATATAGACCGAAACACACTGTACCGTTACCTGGTAAAATGGGGCTGTTACGATGGAATTGACCCTGACGGTGGTGTCGCCCGGAAAGCCAAAATGAAGGCCACCGAGGAACGGGAGGCAGCCAGGAAAAGGGAGCTGTACAGGACATGCTACAAGGAGACCCCATATACCCCAGTCGCACTTGACCGCGAGAAGACCCTGTCTCTCATCAGGGCGGGTCTGACACTCCCGAAAATCGCCGAGCAGTTCCCCGAATACACCTACGAACAGGTCTACGATACATTCATGACAGACCCTGAGTACAATTCACTGTATCGCCAGTTCGGCCAGAAAAAGTGCACCAAGAAACGCTAACGGATAAACCTACCATGTTTGCATTTTCAAAAAATAATTACGACCTTTGCTCCCGTCCATTACATAACGCGGTATCTGACGGGGCAAAATCCCCTCGATACTGGTACAAATATAATTTGCTCAGGCCCGTCGTATCCGTAAGGTGCGACAGCATTCGCCCCAAGGCGTTATGTGATGGACAGGACCTGGGCTTTTTTTGTACCTATCAGTTATGTCCATCACTGAAAAAGCTGGCAACTCACTGCCGCAGGACTGCGCCGCTCTGGAGCAGTTCGTCAAGGCCCAGGCCCACATCCGGGCGGCCGTCACCCTCATCGACAACATCTCCATCCTCCCGCTCCCTCATCTTCCAGAGCGCCGGAGGGCCTCCTTCAAGAACCTCGCGGAAGCGATCCGCGCCACGCTCTGGGAGGCCGACTGCGATGTCCAGGATCTCGTGTCGGCCTATTGCATCCCCCTCTTTCCCATCGACAACCCCATAAAAGAGTAATATCCCATGCCTTACATAAAAAAAGACTTCATAGAGCGCCTCGATACAAGGCAGAAAAGCGACAAGGATCTGCTCCTGGACACCGTCCGGGCTTTTTCCGAGGGGATACGCCGCGAGGGCGCGTCCTATCAGTTCGCCTGCCCGTGCTGCGGCGCCAACGCCCTGACCGTCACCCCGGGGAAGATGGTGTTCAAATGCTTCTCCTGTAACAAGATCGCAGGCCAGAGCGCGAAGGACTTCCTGATGAGCCCGGCCGTAGGGTACGACCTCCCCACGGCCATCCGCTACATCGCGGACTCCTACGGCGTCGCCGTCGAGTATGAGGAGCCCAGGGCCCGGAAGAAACCAGGCCGTAAGCCCAAGGATGCCGGCGCCGACGACAAGTCCTTCTGCGCCCAGATGCTGGAGTCCTCAGGGCTCACCGTCGATGACGTCTCGGCCCGCGTCAAGCTCGACGCCGGGCAGGACGGCTTCCAGACGGTCCGCACCTTCCAGCGCGGATCGCTGGACGCGCGCTACAACATCGACCCCTCCGGCGATGACATGATCATCCGCTACTTCGACCTCGAGGGCAACCCCTGCAGATACATCTCCAGCAAGGGCACCACGTCCGTCGAGCGCGAGTACTTCCGCGTCCGCTTCCAGTTCCCCGACGCCCATACGGACAAGAACAAGCGGGCGATGAAGTACCGTTCCCCGGTGGGCGCCCCAACCTTCATCTATTATCCGGAGAGGATCCGCGACACCTGGCGCCGCAAGGAAGAGCTGCCGACGCTGTTCATCCAGGAGGGCGAGAAGAAGGCGGAGAAGGCCTGCAAGCACGGCATCCCGTCGGTGGCCATCTCCGGCATCCAGAACCTCGGCTACCATGGACGGCTCCCGGACGACCTCATCAAGCTCATCCGGGACTGCAAGGTATCGAGCGTGGTGTTCCTGATGGACTCCGACCTGCACGACATCACCAAGATCCTCCGCGAGGACGATCCGGTGGAGCGCAGGCCCAAGAACTTCTTCTGCGCCGTGCGCAACTTCAAGGAGTACATGCTGGGGCTGCGCAACCAGAACATCGAGCTGGAGATATACTACGGCCACGTGCTCAAGAACGAAGCGGACGACAAAGGCATCGACGACCTGCTCACCAACACCCTGAAGGGAAAGGAAGACCTCCTGAAGGAGGACATCGCCGCGGCCCTGCTGGAGAAGACCGGCAAGGGCGCATACGTCCAGGTGTTCAAGATCACGACGGTCAGCGACGGCAAGATCCTCGAGCAGTTCGACCTCCAGTCCCCGCGCAGCTTCTGCGAGAAGCACTACGAGGACCTGAAGCACATGCGCAAGTTCCAGGCCTTCGGGCGCGACTGGACCTTCACCGAAGACGGCCAGCTGGAGAGCGCCCAGCCGGTGGAGAACGACGAGAAGTTCTGGAGGGAGCAGGAGACGCGCTCCGGCACCATCCTGAAGTACAACTACACCGCCGCGATGAAGTTCCTGGAGAACCGGGGCTTTTTCCGTATCGAAAAGTCCAACGAGGAGTACGACTTCATCCGGGTGGACAAGGGAGTGGTGAGGGTCGTGCCCATCCACAAGATCATCGACTACATCTTCGACTTCACCAAGGACTGCCTCCCGCTGGAGGTGAACGAGATGCTCCTCTCCGGAGGCTCGCAATATCTCGGCGCCTGGCAGGTCGGCCGTCTCCAGTATTTCCACCCATTCTTCAACAAGCCTACCCGTGGCCAGGAGTTCATGTACTTCCAGAATGAGGTCTGGAAGATCACGGCCGACAAGATCGAGGCGATACCATTCTCCTCCATCCAGTTCAACGTCTGGGCGGACCAGATCCACGAAGACCAGGCCGTGTCCCTTCTCCCGGAAATGATCCAGATATACAAAGCCCCGGACACGGGCGCCTTTTCGTATGTACTGACCCCCACCGGCCGCAAGTGTGACTTCCTCCAGTTCCTCATCAACGCCTCGAACTTCTCCTGGCGCAAGAAGGAGGTCTCGCCCCAGGAGCAGGAAGACAACGCGCAGCACCTGGTGAACAAGCTCTGCGCATTCGGCTACCTGGTGAGCTCCTTCAAGGACATGTCCATCTCCAAGGCGGTGGTGGCCATGGACGGCAAGCCGCAGGAGTTCGACGAGGCCAACGGCCGCACGGGCAAGTCCCTCTTCGGCCAGGCGCTCCGGAAGGTGGTGAAGACAAAGCAGATGAACGGCAAGGAGATAGGCACCAGCAACACCAACCGGCAGTTCCTCTGGGACGGCCTGGATGAGAAGACCCGCATAGTGCTGGGCGACGACCTTATGAAGGACTTCGACTTCGACATGGTCTTCTCCCTCACGACGGCAGACTGGCCGGTGAACCCCAAGAACAAAACGCCCTACACCATCCCCTTCGCTCAGAGCCCGAAGATCTTCCTGAACTCCAACTACGCCATCGCCGGCGACGGCAGCTCCTACACAGACCGCATGTGGCTGCTGGCCTTCAGCGACTTCTACAACGACGAACACAAGCCCATCGACGACTTCGGCGTCCTCTTCTTCGAGGAGTGGAGCCCGGAGCAGTGGAACCTGTTCTGGAACCTGGCCGCCCAGTGCGTGCAGATCTACTACCGCTTCGGCTACGTGCCCACTCCGGACGACCGCCTGGAGGAGCGCCGCCTGACGCAGCAGATCGGTCCGGACTTCCTCACCTGGGCGGACCAGTACTTCGCCGAGGACGGCCCGAACATCAACCAGCGGCAGGTGCGCGACGACATGTTCCACCACTTCATCGAGGAGGTCCAGAAGATCCGGGGCCCGAAGATATCCTACTCGCAGAAGTCCTTCGGCCAGAAGATGGGGTACTACGTGCGCCTGCGTGGTCTGTATCTGAACCCGCAGAAGTACAACCCCGTCACCAAGCTCTGGAATGACTATGACGCGGACGGACGGCCGAAGAAGCGGGATATCTCCAACAGCAAGGAATACTTCACCATCGGCAACAAGGAGTACTACCGGCTCAACCCGCCGGCGGTCGCCGCTCCGGAGCTTTTCCAGATAGAACCCGCGCCAATTACCAGTCCCCAAGACGATGATCTGCCGTACTAATGGACTGCCGCAGCTTGTTACTGTACACGAGGGAACAGGAGCAGCGCTTCAGGGCCCGGTATCCGCAGCATGCAGAGATGCTGAAGGCATACGAGGACTGGTTCTACTCCTTCCCCCTGTACGAGTGGCAGCGCGTCGATATCCCGCCCCGGACGGCGGAGTTCACGGTCGGGATGCTGTGCCTGCTGATGCGGAAAGGCCGTGCGAACTTCTGCATCGACTTTCCGGAGGAAGGGACGGCCATCGTCATGAGATACGCCCGCGATAGGGAAGAGTACGACGACTACATGCAAAAAACATTCACCAAAAAACACTAATATCATGCAACTCATCATCAATTCACCCCAGGAGATCATCGACCTCCGCAAGGCCCTGAGCGTCTATTCCAAGCGGCGCCAGATGTCCATCAACTCCATCAACCGGCTCCGAGAAAGGACACGGGGGGGGGAAGTAATCCCCGAACTCCGTGAGGCCCAGACGCTCGAAGATCTCGACGCCATCCGCGAAGACATGGTCCGACGCCGTCAGGAGTCCGTCGATTGGGCCAACAACTTTATAAAACAGATAGACCTGCAACTCCAAGAAACACTGTAATATCATGCAAACGACACACTCAAAACTCATTGACGCCGGCTTCACGGTAGTGAGGCGCGGCGACGCAAAGGACCCCATTATTAAGCAGGCGGTCCATTCCGATCCCCTGGGCAACATCTCCTGGCGTATCATGGAGAAGTTCACCACCAAGGCGGCCAGGGACCGCCGCATCAAGGAACTCGACCAGGATCCAAAGGTGCTCATCGACGACTTCATGACGACGCGCCCCTACTGGGACGAAGAGCGCGGCGGCGTGGTGATCCCGCTGCTGGGCATCGTCCTCGACGCCCGCAACCTCCTGGAGAAGGCCAGCTGGGACACGGCCCGCACTATGTGCTCAACTGCCGGCACGCGCATGTTCACCAAGCAGGAGGCCTACGTCCTGATGTGGCAGAAGGACGCCATCAACGACATCCTGAAGGAACACAACGGAGACCTCCTGGACGGGCGGTTCTGGACGGACACCGAAGACGAGGATCCCGAGTACTCGGCGGCCAGCGCCTGGTTCGTGAACTTCGGGAGCGGCTACTTCGTCAGCCACTACAAGTACTACTCATTTACGGTCCGCGCCGTCGCAGCATTATAATTTTGTGAACTTCCGCCCGTGGACTTCGACGTCCACGGGCTCCTTTCCGTCATGCCGTACAACCCGTTCCCATCTCCCCCCACCATGCAGGACCTCACCGTCCTGCACGCCTGGATCCTGCTGAACATATACAGCCCGGAGGCAGAGTCCCGCAGTACCCGGGAGCTAAAGCCTCAGTGCTGGATCCGGACGCAGGAAGACCTGGCCGCCACCATGGACCTGGTGGAACTCGGCCTGGCCAGGAGCTTCAACGGCATCTTCTTCCGGACATCGAAGGGCGAGCGCGAGATGGAAAGGCTTTATAGTAGATAAATAAAACATAGCCATGTTTGAACGAGAAGACACACCAAGGAACCGGATCATCCTCTCCGCGATGGAGCGGGAGGTCGATATTATGGAGAACGAGGTGCACCAGCGGAAGATGGACACCGTGCGCCGACTCATGAGCTGGTACGAGGGCCCCTTCGTGATAAACCTCGAGCGATACGGATACGTGGAAGTCGCTATCAGTGACCTCGCCCTCGTCGCTCCCTTCCGCGTCAATAAGGACCTCCGCCGCAGGATCGAGGAGGTACAAAGCGACCTGCCATTCTGACACTATGAAGGAAAAGCGCCAAATATCCCGGATCACCAGGCTGTACCGCCTGGTTTTCGCCAAGCGGACGCCCGGCGTCTGCCGCGTTTGCGGCTGCACTTGGGACGATCCGTGCTTCAATCCAAGGGCCGGTACCTGCTGGTGGTGGGATGCCGACGAGACCCTCTGCTCCCACTGCGCCGACAGGCGCCTCTTTAACGATCCGGAAACGGACCACCGCATAAACTGCACAACCTTATAAAACAGAAAAAGATATGAAGACACTCATCAACGGACGTCAGCCGGCGGAGGCCATCGAGGCCGAAGTCCTCCGGAAGATACAGGAACTGAACCCGGCAATAGACCCAGCCGCCTACGAGAAGAAGGAGGACATCCCCGGCTTCATGGAGATCATGAAGCGGCCCTGCGGCATCTGCATAGACAAGTCAGACCCGAAGAAGTACAAGGCCTTCCGGGAGAAAGTCTGGCGGACCGGCCGACTCAAGAAGCACGCCGCCCTCGACTTCCGTCGGCACAAGGACGGCCGTATCACCGTCGCGGCACTGAACGCCACCAAGAACAAGGCCGGGCAAACGGTGCTGCAGGAGTTGTGGGAGGAGGAGATCGGCTGGGAGATTGTCATATCATAACCTGGCGGCGGCAGTCCTTTCTGCCATGCCGCCGCACTCGTATCTTCGCCGAAACCATAAAACCCGCCACGGTATGAAAAAAATCATCGCCTTCGTCAAGCTCGTCGCCAGCCGCGCCGACTATCTCCTGCACCACATCGCCGGGCAGGACATCGCTCTGCTCTTCTTCGCCATCCTGGTGCACTTCCTTCGCTGGGGCTGGGCGCTGTTGGCCGCAGACGCCATCGCCGTCCTCTTCCTGATCGGCAAGGAGGTCTGGGATTACTTCCACCCGAAGACCCAGTCTGTCGAGAAGAACGACATCCTCTCCGGTCTTGCCGGCATCGCCATCGTGGACATCTGCATCATCCTCATTTGCATATAATGGCCGGCGGAGAGGAGATATACCAGCCGACGCTGTTCGATAGCGCTGCCGGCACTCGGGAGATCCGCCGTCCATCCGGAAGGCGGAAGACGGACACCTACGAGGAGTTCGTCGATAAGTTCAAGACCGCCAAGACCACGGACGACTGCTACACTCCGGAGAGGGTGTACGCGGCCGTCCTGGACTTTGTCCGGCGCCACGCCGACATCGAGGGGAAGGAGATCGTCCGGCCGTTTTATCCCGGCGGCGACTTCGAGAACTACGAGTACCCGGAGAACTGCGTAGTCATTGACAACCCGCCCTTCTCCATCATGTCCAGGATACTGCGCTTCTACTCTCTCCACAAGGTGCCGTTCTTCCTCTTCGCCCCGGCCCTCACCCTCTTCACCGCCGCTCCGGACTGCGATCTTACCTATATCGTCTGCGGCGCTGGCGTTATCTACGAGAACGGAGCCAACGTCTCGACCTCCTTCATCTCCAACCTCTTCCCGGACCTCCGGATCTGGGTATGCCCCGAACTCGTGGATAGCATAAAGGACGCGCAGGCAGAGCCGTCGAAGCAGCTGCGCGGCTTCGTCTATCCGGACAACATCGTCACAGCTGCAACCCTTCAGAAGCTCGCGCATCACGGTACCGGCTTCCAGGTCCGGAAGGCCTCCTGCGTCTATATCAAGGAGAGCCATGCGGCAAAGGCCCAAGGCCGCTCCCTATTCGGGGGGGGTATCTCCTGAGTTCCAGCGCTGCCGCTGAACGCGCTGCCGCTGAACGCGCTGCCGCTGAACGCGCTGCCGCTGAACGCGCTGCCGCTACCCATCTCTATCTCTCTGACGCGGAGCGCTCGATCGTGGCCACTCTCGACCAGGCCGAAAATCTTTGAAAAAAACTATAAAAAAGTGCAGAAAAATTTGGTAAATACGAAATTTCGTCGTATCTTTGTGATGTCAAAGAAAGAGCTCTATGAAAAGATTGACGAAAAAAGAGAAGGACCTGATCGAAGCGATCCGGAACTTCAAAGCCTCCAGAGGGAGGATGGAAAACCAATTCGAGTTCGAGTGGTACATTTACCAACTGCTTCACGAACTTATGGGTATCTGAGGGGAGGGCCTCCGGGCCCTTCCCTTTATAAAAAAACTATATTTGTTGTATGGCAAACACACAGATCAGAGAGAAACTCAAGGATGTCCTGCTGGATATCAATGTGGCCAAGTTGGCCAACCGCTACTTCGGCAAGTCTTCCTCATGGCTGTACCATAAATTCGACGGCACGGACGGCCGCATCGAGACGGAGTTCAGCGAGGAAGAAATCCAGACCCTCAAGGGAGCACTGTGCGACCTGGCCGACCGCCTGCGCACAGCTGCCGCCAGACTATAGACTCCGCAAAGAGCTCACAAACTCTTCTTTGACACCCGGCCAGCACGCGGAGACTGGCCACGGCCTCCGGAGAAATCCGGGGGCCTTTTTTGTTCCGGAGCCGCCCGGCCTCCTGGCCGGAATAGCGAGCTCCGGTATTACTCCAATTTTCGGCCGTTCCTGCGGCCGCTGCGAGCTCTTCGCCTGAAGGCCGGTACATCTTTATCTCGGAGCGATAAACGGCCGGAAATTGACCGCTTTTTACGCTCTCCGCCAGGAGAGCACAAATCAACTGTACTGTCTTTTCAGTACACATTTCGTCCTAAAAGTCCCCCGAAACCCCCTAAAATATAAAAATAAGGAAAATTTGTACTGGAGTACTGATGTATGGAAAATCTGTGCAAATCAGCGACTTATATAGATAATTATATCTTTTTATAATAAAATCTTATGGCGTAGGGTAAAAAAGTGCTTTTTATTTGTACATCTGTACTGAACGAATTGTTACGTATTCCCGATTACTTTAAGTAATAGCGCCTAACCGCTTATGTATCAGTATCGCAATTCTGCGCAGTCGCTTTAGATAAAAGCACCTATCGCGCAGTACAAAACCAGCACAAACGAGCACAAGACAGTACACCACGCGTCTGTACTGCCCAGTACAAACCATTTGTGCTGAAAATTGCGCTGATTATCAACGATTTAACCTGCGCAGTACAGAAGTACAAATTTTTTCGCACTTTTACCCCTCCGGGGCTTGCATCGGAGGGACAATACCAGGAGACCGGCCGCGGAAATGTGCCCGAAGTCTTGAAAAATCCGGCAGTTTTTACTACCTTCGCCTGTCCCTGTCCCCTTCGCATTTCCGCGCTATCTTCGCGGAGTTATGACAAAGAAGAAGGTGCCCGACTTCATGCTCGTTTCCATCAGCGTCTCCCCGGCGCTGAGAGACTACCTGCTCTCTGTCAACAACGACTCCGACATCATCTTCCTGGACTACAAGGGCCCGGTCTGGATAGCCGTCAAGTCACGGCTCCGGCCGGTGCCTCACAACTACATCCCGGAGCCCGCAGCTCCGCAGCCCGGGAAGGTCCGCCTGGTACTCCCTTCCACCTCAGGCTCGAAGCCCCTGCTGAACTTTGACCTGGACGCCATCATCCACACGAACTACCTGTTCAGGAACTACCTCGACCCGGATGGCCAGAAGGCGGTAGCCGCGCTCCTGGACAAATCCTTCAAGGACCGGTACCGCAGCTTCATGACCGGATACCTGGCATCGCACTCCGCCCAGAGGGGCAAGAGCTCGCAGATCAAGGAGGGCATTGAGGAGTTCTGCCGCATCCACCGCATCGGCCTGGACTCCGGCAGCATCACCTACGAGATGTTCCGCAAGGACTGGTACCGCTTCAGGAACCGGGAGACACCCTCGGAGATATCCGTCGAAGTGAAAGAAAATATATAAAATCTCGCTTTCTCAAGGTCCCACGAAAAACGCTGATTTTAAGCAAAATCTCGCTTTCTCGAGGTCCCGCGTGGAAGCCATAGAAAACAGACAAATGAACGAGATCTCCAACCGCTTCTGCCTCATCGCCCCGTCGCTCATCCGGGAAGCTCTCCTGATGGGCGAGGCTATCGTCCCCGATGCCGCCACCCCGCGTTTCAGCTGCGTGAGCAAGATAGTATTCGACCAGACCCCGTCCGAAAGTGACAGCGGCGTCGCCTGGTCGCAGACCTTCAGGGCCATCACGGAGGATCCTGCCGTCCTCGAGTTTGGCAACACCAGGGTCTATCCGGCCTTCTGGATGACGGACGGCACCCTGCGGGTCGTCGGCTCCTTCGACTTCATCCCGCTCATCTCGGTAGCCCCGTATGACGGCGGCCGGTACCTCGTGACCGCCAGCTACCAGGCGCCCGAAGCGCTCGTTCTATAGTTTTTCCGTCCTATCTGCGTGGGCACCTGGGGGGTATCTTTGCCGAAAAGATACGCCAAAAATGCCTCCTACCGACAAGCTGTTCAAGATACTGTTCTCCGCGAGGGTACCTGGAACGGCATCCCTATCCCATAAAGTGACGGCCGACGAAGGCCGCAAGTACCACGACGCAGCTGCCGCCCTCGTGGCGGAGTCCGCAAATCTCGTTTACGGCTGGAACCTCGACCGCGAGGACATCCCGGCCGGTTCCATCGCCTACCATCCCGTCTTCGGATCCATCGCCTACGGCTACTCCTGGTGGAAAGCTTCCACCATGGAACTGATGGACAACCTCAAGGCCGCGGAAGCATCCGACGCGATCGCCGCCCATATCATCCACATGGACAGCCACGGCGGCGAGGCCTTCGGGCTCCACGAGGCCTTCGAGCTCATCCGCTCGCTGAAGAAGCCCGTGTATGCCGTCGTCGAGTCGATGGCAGCGTCCGCCGGCTATTACCTGGTCGCCGGCGCCGACAAGATCTTCACCACCTCGAAGTTCTCCCAGGTCGGGAGCATCGGCGTGATGATGACCTACATCGACGACGAGGAGTGGATGAAGTCGCAGGGCTTCAAGGAGATCGAGCTGTACTCGAACTACAGCCCGCTCAAGAACCAGGCATGGCGCGACCTGCACGACGGCAAGACCGACGCCTTCATCGAGAAGTACATCGACCCGCTCGCCAAGTGTTTCATCGAGGACGTCTCGTCTTCCAGGAAGAAGATCCCGGAAGACTCCGACGCCCTGAAGGGGGAGATGTACCTCGCCGAAGAGGCGGAGCAGATCGGCCTCATTGACGGCATCAAGTCTTTCGACGATGTCCTCGACCTCCTCGTAAAGAAGACCGCGCCGGCAGCTGCTGCCGCACCACCTTCCCACGATATCAACAAACTCAATTTTTAATCCCTGTTCCATCCATGAAAAAGTTTTTCCAGAACCTCATCGCTATCGCCGTAGGCCTGGGCCTCGACGCGAAGCTCAAGGAGAAGACCCTTTCCGCTGACGAGCAGACCTCCATCAAGGAAGCCTACGACGCCAAGCACGGCGAGGGATCCTTCGAGGCCGACATGGCCGAGTACGAGAAGACCATCGCCAAAGAGAAGACCGACCTCATCTTCTCCACGATCGCGGAAGCGCTCGGAGAGAAAGATGCCAGCAAGGCCAATCTCGAGAACATCGTCGAAGCCATCAACGGCCTCAAGAGCGAGATCAAGACCCTCGGCAACCACGCCTCCGACGACGACGCCGCCGCCCATCGCGGAAGCATCGCCGACTTCGGCGTCCACACGAAGGACTATGCCTTCGGCGTGAAGAACGACCTGTTCGCCGCCTCGAAGCGTCACAACAAGATCGCCATCGACGGCGCCCTTCCTCAGGAGTCCGCCTCCGAGGAGGACAAGACCACCCTCCGCAAGGACTTCGGCGCCTTCGCCTCCGCCCTCGCGCAGCGCTACCAGGCCCTCGCGAAGAGCGGCAAGATCAACACCCTCGCCTCGGGCGTGGATCTGTCCAAGCTCTCCGACATCAACCTGAACGAGCGCTTCTACGAAGTGCGTCAGGACATGCTCATCTCCCGCATCGTCGCGCTCCCGTCCCTCGCGGACATCTTCCCGACGGTGAGCCGCATCCAGAGCGGGCAGATCTTCACCAACCTCATCGCCAAGGCCGTCTCCCAGGCCTACCAGGCCGGCCGCGTCTTCAAGGGCGGCGTGACCTTCGAGCCCGAGAAGGCCTTCACCGACAAGGTGATGGCCAAGATCCAGTTCGAGGACATGTCAGACCTGGAGACCAGCTACCTGAACTATCTGAACACCAACGGTTCGGATCCCGTGAAGCTCTCGATGATCGAGTGGATCATCCTGGAGCTCGCCACCCAGATGAACAGCGAGCGCAACGAGCGCGGCGTGATGGGCTACCGCGTGGAGCCCAAGACCGGCGTCCCCGGCCACGAGAACTTCGCTGCCACCGGTATTATCTACCGCATCCTGGGCTTCTACTACAAGGAGCACAAGGTCCTCCCGTTCAACAGCGCGACGCTGGCCTCCTACGACGCCACCGACATAGGCGACGTCCTCCAGGCCTTCGCGGCCGAACTCCAGAAGGTGTACAAGCGCCCGAAGGATCTGGTCGTGTACCTGAACGAAGCCCACAAGCCCATGTTCAACGCCTGGCTCAACGCCACCTACGGCAAGAACACCGGCTTCGTGCCTTCGCCGGACACCATCCCGAACTACGGATACCGCATCAAGTGGGTGCCCAACGAGCCGCTGAACTTCTACTTCATCTTCGCCACCCTGGAGAACAACCTGTTCCTCCTGGAGAACATCCCCGGCGAACAGTTCGACATGAAGTTCCAGCGTGACCTGGAAGAGGTCGTGGTCTTCTCCTACTCCAAGGAAGGAGCAGCCGCCGCCTACGCCGGCGTGGCAGAGGACGACCTCGCCGCCCTGAAGGCCGCCGGCATCAAGGGCCGCCAGATCATCTTCATGAACTGGCCCGCCGTCAAGCTCGACGCCGACGCCACCACCGCCGACGCGGAAGATGGCCGCATCTTCATCACCGGAGCCAACTCCGAGGGAACCGGCGACCAGGGCGCGGATGTGCCCGTCGCCCTCACCGACATCGAGAACGCCGAGGAAGGTGTGATCTACCACATCGAGTGCGGATCCACCACCAACGCCACCACCATCGCCAAGAGCGGGAAGTTCGCCGGCCTCTCCAAGGCCTGGAGCCCCACCGCCGCAGGCCAGTGGATCGATGTGTACTACAACGCCACCGACGACGTCTTCACCGAGGCTGCCCGCGGTTAGTCCGTACATTTTTCAACCGGAGGGGGCCGCAAGGCCCTCTCCATTAAAAATGAGTACCATGATCAACATCGTAGATATCCCCCTGTCCCCCATCGCCGCAGTAGGCGATCGCGAGACGCAGGCCAACCGCCTGTACAACAAAGCATATCTCCTCCTGGAGGACGATATCGACTACGCTCAGCTTCCGGCCGAGACCATCTCGTCCGCCGCCAGGACGATGGCCGCCCTGGTCCTCAAGGAGAACGCCACCGGCTTCGTCGAAGTTTCCTTCGTCAAGCACACGGCGGGGCACACCTCCGAGGGCTCCGAAGGTGACATCACCTCCGAGGTTACGAACACGATCACCGGCACCCTGGGCGGTCGCCGCATCGTCATCGACAACCTCATCGAGAGCAATCTCGGCAAGAGCTTCCTCCTCGTGACCATCGACGCCGTCACCGGCAAGAAGTACATCCACGGACGTCCCTACGCCCCGCTCACCCTTTCCGCATTCAACAAGAGGGTGAACGGCGAGAACTGCTCGTGCGATGTCACCTTCACGCAGAAGAACCTGATGCAGGAGCTCGAGTATCTCGGCTCCGTGACAGGTTCCGCCGAAGAAGATCCCGGCGAGTAGCCCATCCGTTCACCATCCCCCACAGAGCGCCGCCGCCGAAGCGGCGCTCTTTTGATTAAAGACGAAAAATGTACAGCATCCAACAGCGCAGGGAGATCGCCTCCCGAATAGCAACACCCTCCGGCATCCCCGCCTACCGCCGTCTGCTCAAGCAGTCCGGCAGCCCGTATGCCACCCTCATCAACACCGACGAGCGGAAGCTGGCCGTACTGCTCGTTTCCGCCCTTCTCACCGACCTCTCCGAGGAGGAAGTCATCGCAGCCACGCAAAGCCCCGCAAACGCCACGAAAACCGCCACCACGGCCATCCCCGCCGCCCCGTCCGTTCCTGCCATCGCGGCGGTAAAAAAAAACGCTCGAAAGCGGCTGAATATCCTCATATCCGCTGGGAAGATATGGATGACCCGCTTGTTCGCACGGCCGACGCCATCTTCACCGACAGCGTCAACCTTAGCCGGTGGCTTCGGGAGGCTGAAGGCCGCCTGTACGAACAGACTGCGCCGTCCTCGGAGATAGCCGACTTCGCCGAGCGGTCCATCCGCCTGGAGCTGTGCTACGCCGAGCTCCGGAGCTTCGACCGCGACGGCACCTTTCTCGGCCGCCATCCCTTCATCTCCCAGCGCTCCGAGCGCGAGAGGGTCGCAGCCCTCCTGAAGGAGGACCCCGTGGAGTTCACCCGCGAGATGGACCGCGTCCGGATGAACATCTCCCGCTACAGCTCGCAGATCAACTCCGCGAAGACCACCAAGGAGAAGAAGACCCTCGCCCAGGCCAACCTGGACAAATTCAAGGCAGCCCTCACTATGTACGAAGAAATCCTCAAGACTCAGATCCATGGATAACGAGAAAAAGCCGCTCCGCAAATACGACGAGACCTTCATAGCGAGGGCCAAGGACTTCGCAGTCCTGGGGCTCCAGCCCCCGCAGATAGCCGAGCGAATGGGACTCGTCGGCAAGGAGAGGGAGAACTTCCTGTTCGACTGCACGAACACGCTGCACCCCCTCCATCTCCTCCTTAACATGGCCTACAACCACGGCGCCGACGACCTGGACGCCGCACTGATCACCATAGCCGTCTCCGGAGACGTGGATGCCCTGGAGCTGGCCATCAAGAAACGCGAGGAAGACAAGTATCTCCGCCTCCGTCAAAAACTGTTTGGAGTATAATATGCCACCTACCGACCGACTCTACGCCCTGCAGCAGCTTCCCGTCGAAGCCATCCGCGACTACCGTGCCCGGAAGACCTCCGACGTCATCCCGGCCGACCTCCAGCGCTACATCCTCCAGCTGGACTGCGTCGCCCGTATCACCCACACGAACAACTACTCCGTCCGCGCCGCCACGGACGCCCTGCAGCTGGAGTTCCCGGAGCTCACGCCGGCAGCTGCCCGGAATATCTACTACGACGCCCTGGAGTACTTCCACTTCGACGACCGCCTGAGCTGCGCCGTCTGGGACGCCGTCTATGCCGAGCAGATGGAGGCCCTGAAGACCCTGGCCATCGCCAGAAACAAGCTGGATGTGGCCTACAAGTGCATCTGCAAGGCCCGCGAGTTCAGGACCACGCAGCGCGAGCCCTCCGAGGTGGACTGGAAGCCGCCGGTGTTCATCGTCAACATCAACGTCCGGCCGGAGGACCTGGGCTTCGCCAGCCAGAAGCTGATGGACATCACTCGCCGCAACGAGGACGCCCAGTTCGAGAAGATGATTGTGGGCCTTCCCATCCCCGACGCCGACAAGAACCGGCTGCGCCGCGATGCCGGCATCGTCGTCACCGGTACCGTCACCAGCACCGTGGATCCGGACGAACAGGAGGAGTAACCCATGGCCGAGAAAACCGTCATACAGGGCTCCGACCTGTACATGAACAAGGTCCAGACGCTCTGCCGCCTGGTGGACGCCAACAAGCTGTACGCCGTCTGGGGACGCGGTACCGGCAAGACCGCCTACGTCACCACGCCCAGGATCCTCACCTGTGCCGGCGAGATGCCCGGCGAGACCGCCTCCCTGAGCCACAAGTCCTTCGTGGCTCTCTTCCAGAACGTCATCCCCACCATCCTCGCCACGTTGAACCAGGAGATCACCCTTCCGGATGGCACCAAGCGGCCGATGCTGCGCGAAGGCCTGGACTACGTCGTGGGGCAGAAGGACCTGCCCCGCCACTTCACCCGTCCGCGCTTCCCGATGCTCTACCCTGAGCGTACCATCGTCTTCGCCAACGGCTTCAACGTCCAGGCCGTCTCCACGGACCGTCCGGACTCCATCGCCGGCCGTTCCCTGGTCCATGCCTTCTTCGAGGAAATGAAGTACAGCGACGGGGAGAAGGTCCGCTCCCGCATCATCCCCGCCATCCGCACCTCCCGCCTGGGCGCCGGCAGCTCCGCGCACCGGAGCCACCTGCACGGGGGCATCACCGGAGTGAGTGATATCGGCCGCATGACCATCGGCGAGGACAACTGGTTCACCGAGTACGAGAAGGACGTGAACCCGCAGCTCATCGAGGACATCGTGAACCTCGCGCTCATCCTCGACAAGGCCCGCCAGCGGGGGAACACCTCCAAGGTCGAGAAATACGCCCCGCTGCTCTCGCAGATGCGCAAGCGGGCCGTGTACTACCTCCGGGCGTCCACCTTCGCGAACCGTGACGTGCTGGGCTTCGACTACTTTAGCACGCAGTTCAACTCCCTGTCTGAGTCCGAGTTCCTGAGCAGCATCTGCTCGGTGCTGGACCGCAACCGCGAGAACCTCTTCTTCGAGCTCTGGGACGAGAGCCGCCATACCTACAGCGACGGCTACAAGTACTCGATGCTCGACAAGCTGAACCTGGTGGACACCTTCCGCTTCGATGCCTCCTACCTGAAGTACTACGACCCGACGCGCAGGATCCTGCTCGGCTTCGACCCCGGCAACTTCGCCTCGATGGTCGCCGCCCAGGAAGAAAAGGGGACGAACACCCTGCGCATCCACAAGGAGTTCTTCGTCTTCCCGCCGGACGATCTGCCGGACATGGCCAGGGCCTTCAACGCCTACTTCGGAGCCACGGCGCGCAACAAGAACATCGACCTGTACTACGACCGCGCCGGCAACAAGAAGAACGCCCGCCGCGAGAACGAGACCGACGCCAGGGAGCTGGCGGCGCAGCTCCGGCTCCTGGGATGGAACGTCGAGCTCAAGTCCATCGGCCAGCGGACCATCTACCACTACGAACACTACCGGCTCTGGAAGCGTCTGCTTGCCGAGAACGAGAAGAAGGTGCCGCACATCCGCATCGACGCCAACGAGTGCCCGCACCTGGTGAGCGCGATGTACTGCTGCAAGAAGATCCCGGGCTCCACTCCCGTCGAGCTGGACAAATCTCCGGAGAAGAAAGTGCGCATCGATCTGCAGGCCGGACTCACCCCGCAGATCCCCTCGGCGATGACGTACCTGGTATGGGGAATTTACGGCGGATTTTATTCCGGTGTTCGCTCCGAAAATGTCGCGGCGGGCATCTGATGACGCCGAAAAACGCATAAAAAACCCACGAAAAAGTTGCAAAATCTGCAATAATTCCGGGGAGTATGTTAATAAAAAATTATGTAAGCGATTGAAAATGTGCGCAATCATTGAAAAATTCCCGGCAAAAAATCAGGACCGACGCTTCCCGTGTCCGGCGCCGCTAAGTTTTGGACTTGCAAAGCAACGCCGGGATTTTGCGGAAATATGACGCCGCCCGTCCTATGGAACCGCGCACCCTTTCGATAGATTTGCAAAGCAAAGCAGACAGCATGAAGACCATCAGGGGCATAGATGCACTACGCAAGGCGGAAGCCGTCACCAAGCTCGGGGGCGACTTCTCCATCTGCTTCTATCCCTACAACCGCAAGGCCGCGCAGGCAGGGGAGACGGTTGCCATGCAAACCTTCGAGCACTGCACGATGCGGCGCCCCCTGCCGCACGAGAAGTGGGAGACGGACGGCAAGAACTACTTCCTCTTCTCCACCTCGGACGACAAGCCCCGCACCTGCCACCGCACGCTCATCCGCTTCATGGCCTTCTCCAACGATGGCTACACCCTGAACAAAATCACCTGGTATAATGGATAAGAAACACACCACCACGGGCATCAGGCCTTTCGGCTACATCCCCAGCGAGATATGCCCGATAACGTATCAGATAGGCGGCGGCCGGCTCTTCGCCGCCTCCTCCTCTTCCCTCGACGACGAGGACGGCTCCACCTCTTCCGACCAGAAGGCCGGCAGGGAGCTGAGCCCCGTAACCGTCGGCAACCTCCATGTCTGGCCCAACGGTGTGGATAACGACGAGCCCACGGTATGCAAGGACCTCATCAAGGGGAACCGGCTCCTGCCCTCGATGCTCGAGAAGCAGATCTCCATCCTGTACGGCAGCGGCCCGCAGCTCTACCGTGAGGATATCGGCCCCGACGGGAAGGTGATCCGCACCTACCTGAAGGACGAGCAGATCCAGCAGTGGCTGGAGAGCTGGAGGGAGAACGGTATCGCCGACGACTACAAGACCTACCTCAATAAGTGCATCCGCAACTACTACTACACCGAGGGGGTCTTCAGCAAGTACCGCTTCAGCCGCGGTGCCCGTGCCGGCCTGAAGGGCTTCCTGCCCGTCACCGGCCTGGAGCACGTGAGCGACACCCGCGCCCGGTTCTGCACCCGCAGGGATATCCGCCTGAGGCGCGACATCACCCAGGCCGACTTCGAGGCGGTGATGGTGGGCAACTGGAACGGCAACAACATCAACCAGGAGTACCGCGTCTATCCCCGCCTGGACTTCACCAACCCGCTCTCCAGGAACGTGGCCATCAACTACTCGATGAACCCCAACTTCGGCGAGGAGGTCTATGCCACCAACGTCTTCTTCACGGGCATCAAGGAGTGGATCCGCGGTTGTAATGCAACGCCCTCGTATATCAACTCCTTCCTCGAGAACGCCCTGAGCGCACGGCACCACGTTATCATCCCCAACGCCTGGATGGCCGCGAAGCGCGACTGGATCCAGCAGCTCTGCTCGGAGAACGCCGACCGCAAGGCCGCCGGGGAGAAGCTGAAGAACATCTCCATGGGGCGGGGCAAGGCCTGGACCATCGAGGTGGGCGAGACCTACAGCGACGATATCCTGGAGAAGTATGTCCAGATGGAGCTGCGCAAGCTCACGGAGTTCCTCTCCGGACGCGGCAAGAACCAGGGGAAGATCTACGCCTCCCGCGCCTTCATCAACGACAACGGCGAGCCGGAGAAGTGGGAGATCAACGAGGTGACCCAGAAGTACAAGGAGTACATCGAGGCGCTCATCTCCTACGACAAGCGCTCCGACCTCGTGCTGGTGGCCGCCAAGGGCATAGACCCGTCCATCAGTAACATCACCCCGGACGGCACCGTCTCCAAGAGCGGCGCCGACGCCTTCTACAACTACATGATCTACCTCCTCCAGCAGAGCATCCCGGAGATGGTCGTCTGCGCGGATCTGAACTACGCCATCCGGCTGAACTTCCCCGACAAGTACGCCTCCGGCATCCGCATCGGCTTCTTCCGGCCGACGGTGGCCCGCCAGGAGGACACCACCTCCTCGCAACGTCTCGAGAACCAGGTACAACAGTAAACGCCCCGCCCCATGAGCTACAACACTATATTTGACAGCGCCGACGACTTCCGCGGCTATGCCGACGGCATCCAGGCCGACACCACGCTCCGCCAGCTGCTTCCCTCCATCCGCGCCACCGCCCTGGAGATGCAGAAGATCATCACCTCCGAGGCCTTCGCCGCCATCGCGGAAAAGACCGCCCCCGAAGGGGTGGAGAGCTCCGTGATGGAAGAGGGGCTCGACCTCCTGAAGTCCGCCCTGGCCTCCGGGGCGCTGTACCGCTACGCCATCTTCGCCGCCGTGAAGAAGAACGGCTCCGACGCCTCGCTGTACAAGTACCAGCACGAGGAGATGAAGGACGTCTGGGTGGAGAACTACTGGAAGGCCATGGACGCGCTGCTGGACTTCCTGGACGCCAACGGCACCATCGGCGGCTGGAGCTCCAGCGCCGCCTGCACGGACCGGGAGGCCCTCCCGGTGAAGAACGCAGAGCAGTTCGACCGCTACTTCGCCATCGGCCGCAGCAGCCTCTTCTACCAGAAGGTGCTCTATCTCATCCGGGAGACCTGGCCGGGCATCGCCGCCCGCATCCGGGGCTTCGAGAAGGACGACAAGGTCATGGACCTGGCAAGGCGCGCCCTCTGCTACTCCGTCCTCGCGAAGGTGGTCGTCCATTTCGACATCACGGAGTTCCCCCGCAGCATCCGCTTCGACTACAACCACGAATACACCCGCGGCTCGTCCGTCCAGGACCGCGACCGTCTGCACAACTACTTCAGCCAGGCTGCCGGCAGCGCCCTCGCGGGCATCGACCAGGCGATCCGCGCCGCCTCCGACGCCGATGCCGAGGCGGACTCCAACCTCGAGACCGACAAGTTCTTCAAGATCCTCTAAGCCCATGCTCTCCGTCACCTTCAACCGCAAGACCCGGCATTTCCCCACCCGCTGGAACGAGCTCACCCCGAAGGATGGGCGCCTGTTCATCCGGATGGCCTCGGAGATGGCCGACTTCGAGGCGGGTCGCATCGACTTCGACACCTTCACCGTCGGCACCACCATCGCTATCCTCGGCATCCGGAAGGTGAAGGGCGGCTTCACCGGCCTCTTCGCCGAGAACATCTACCGCCTGGGCGAGATGCTGGACTTCCCCTACCGCCTCATCACCCGGCCCGACGGCACCCGCGAAGCCGTTCTCACCGTCTGCCTCTCCGAGAACCTCATCCCCAGACTTCGCGGCCGTCGCGGCTATTCCTTCCGCTACGACCTCTCCGGGCAGATGGACTGCTCCCTGACAGCTGAGCAGTACATCGACGTCCTCTCGCTGATGCAGGCCTGGCAGAAGACCCGCCGCCGCACCGCCCTGGAGGCGATTGCCCGCACGCTCTACCCCGGAGTAAGGACGGAGCGCCTGAGCGACGCCGAGCTGCAGGGGGTCTATTACAACTTCCGCGGCATCCTCACCTGGATCCGCGCCATCCCCGCCTACGCCATCCTCTTCCGCACCGCCTCCGAGGGCGAGGGTGCAGCGGCGCCCCGCAAGGCGCCCTCCGGCCTCTCCTCCAGCATCTACTCCCTCGCGAAGGCCGGCTACGGCAGCATCGACGAGATCGCCGCCCTCCCGCTGTTCAACTACCTGGACCTGCTCCTGCAGCAGACCGCCGAGAGCATCCGGAGCCTCGCCGCGGCATCGCTCAAGCCCACGCAGATCTCCGCCAAGCTGGACATCCCCGTCGAACTCATCCTGGAATACGTAAAAGAATAGCCCGCCATGTTCATCCGCGACCTCTTCCTGTACTTCGCCCGTTTCGTCCCCAAGGCAGCCCTGCGGGATGCCTTCACCTTCAGCGGGCACGACGGCAGCGCCGCGCTCCTCCAGGAGTGCCTCGCCCTGCCCGACGATGCCGTCCAGGCTCCCGTCACCGCCTTCATCTTCGGCCCCGACGAGGAGTCCGTCCGCGAGCGCATCTCCGCCGCCCCGGGGATGTACCTCTTCGTGGACTACTCCGCCGCCACCTCCTACATCGACTCCAAGGACGTCAAGACCGACAAGATGCACATCGGCATCACCGTCGCCGTCCCCACCCCCGACGATATCGACCAGCCCTCCCGCATGCTCATCCAGGACGACACCCTCGCCGTCGTGAAAGCTATCCGCGACCGGATGCGCGCCGACTCCGACGCCGATCCCTCCCTGGAATGGCTGCCGATGGAAGCTTCCACCATCACCCCGTTCCTCGCCAAGGCCCTCGCCGGCTCCACCGGCTGGCTCCTGGAGTGGAACATCAAACTCATCGACACGCTATGAAAGTGACCGCCAACTTCAGCTTTGAAGAGTTCGAGAACTCTCCCACCGCCAAGGGCCTGGGCATCAGCAACGCCATCCGCTCCGACCGCGTGCGCGCAGCGCTCACCGCGCTCTGCACCGACGTACTCCAGCCCCTTCGGGACGCCTGGGGCAAGCCCATGAAGGTCAACTCCGGCTACCGGTGCCCGGCGCTGAACCGCGCCGTCGGAGGCACAGCCTCCAGCCAGCACCTCAAGGGCGAAGCGGCCGACATCGCCTGCGACACCCCCGTGGCGCTGGCGCAGCTCGCCCGAGACCTCGGCCTGCCCTACGACCAGATGATCCTCTATCCCACCTTCGTGCACTTCTCCCACAAGCTGGAGGGAGAGCAGCGCCGCGCCATCCTGTACAACCGCCGCTACAAGGGGCCGAAGGTACGGACCGCCTGATACTTTGGGACATGATGTCACAAGTGTTTTTTGGTAAACAACCCGGCGCCCGCCTGTGAAGGCCGGCGCTTTTTCATTATCTTTGCACCATGACAGAACAACTCCGCATCGACGCATTCATCAAGCCCATCTACGAGGGGCGCACCTTCACCGGCGACCATCAGATGCTCGTCACCTTCACCCTACACTCCTGGATCGCTCCGGCGGAGACGCTCGAGCGCGACGACATGTACGGCCGCCGCCTGAACGATGCCGTCTTCACCTCCCTCTTCGACGGCACCGGAGGCTCCCGCCGCCTGGCGGATGACATCGCCGCAGATGCGGACCTCTTCCACCACTTCTCCCTCCTGGAACGCGAGCAGCTGCGCGCCTCCATCGAGAAGGCCGCCTCCGAGTGCTACTGGCGCCATATCCGCCGCTCGCCCTCCTACCCCGACTACCTCTCCAGGATCCCGCCCCCGAAAAAAAATAAATAAAAGTATTGCATTTATAAAAATTTGTACTACCTTTGCCCTCGAGTTACATATTCACATAGCCGGAGGGCAATTTTTGTATATGGGCGCGAGCTTATATCAAAAGGTAAAGAAAAACAATTTAGTCTCTCTGGAGTGCCCAAGCAGTAATGCCGGCAAGCAAAAGCCCCTGGTGGTGGATGTGTAACTCAGCTCCAGAGAGGCTTTTTTATTTTTATGAGTTACACATCCACCAACCCCGTCACCCTCGACCAGGTCGAGGAGCGCATCGAAGCCATCCAGGACTTCATCACCAACAACGGCAGCATGTACGCTGCCTCCATCGCTTACCCCAAGGAGGACGACGAGTCCACGCCGGAGCCCATCCGCTTCGACGTCCGGGCCTTCGAGGAGCTCTCCGCCCTGTACAAGGCCGCGAACCGGATCCTCTACCGCCAGCTGCTCTCGCTGAAGGCGCTCCGCACGGAGATGGACTTCGAGGGCCGCGCCGACTCCTTCCTCGAGCAGCTCCGCGAGGCGGCCGAGAAGGAACTCTTCACCGACGAAGCGAAGGAG